AAAAAATAATTTTATGTTCAAAACTGTGAGTATTGTTTTAGGTTTTAATTTTCGTGGTATTTATTATAAACATAAATATTATGGAAATTTATAAAATAACAAACAAAACTACGAACGACTTTTATATTGGCTCTGCAATAAATTTTAAAAACAGGAAATGGAATCATATTAGTTCTTTGAGGAAAAACAAACACAAAAACAAATTTGTTCAAAATTCTTGGAATAAATATGGTGAAGATGCTTTTATTTTTGAAATAATTGAAGTTGTTGATAAAAAGGAAAGTTTGATTATAAGAGAACAATATTGGATGAATGAGTTATTACCAACATTTAATTTTGCAAAAAAAGCAGGTAGTCCGTTGGGTGTTAAGCACACAAATAAATCAAGAAAAAATATGTCATTAGCACATCTTGGTTTGACAAAAGAAGAACGAGGACATAAAATTGATTGTAGTTGTCCAATTTGTAATCGTAAATCAGGTGAGGACAACCCACGTTATATTCAAAGGGAAGAAAGAAAATGTGGTTGTGGATGTGGTGGTTCATTTACTTGTATGATAACATCTAAACGAAAGTTCATAAATGGACATAATAAATCGCAATTAGGAAGAAAAAAAACTAAAAAAGAGATAGAAAAACAAAGAAAATCATTAATTAAATACTATGAAAATAGACATAATAGTCGGGGCGGGGTTCGGTGATGAAGGTAAAGGAGCATACGTCAATTATCTATGTTCACTTGTAGACAGACCGATAGTAGTGAGATTCAATGGTGGACACCAAGTCGGACATACCGTTGTTCATAATGGTATGAGACACGTGTTCTCAAATTTTGGTTCTGGCACACTTCGAAACGTACCGACATTCTGGTCGAGATTCTGCACAGTAAGTCCAACAGGTGTGTTGAAAGAAGGAACTGTTTTGCGTGAAATGGGATTGAACCCCGTGGTGTATTATGATGCTAATGCAATGGTAAGCACGCCTTTCGACATATTACAAAACCATAAAAATGAGACTGAAACCAATCACGGCACTGTTGGTGTAGGATTTGGTCAGACAATCCAAAGAAATGAAGACAAGTATCACCTGTACATGCGTGATTTACAGTACCCCAAAATCCGTGACCAGAAACTCAAAAATATTATTAACCACTATTACGGATTGCTTTTCGACCCAACCAAATCACATCAAAACATACATACGAGAAAAATGTATATGGATTTTCTTGTTGCTTGTGATGATTTAGTTGCACGTTATGAAATCATGAGCAATGGTTTTGCTGGTTTCCATGACTTCGACTTTATCTTCGAAGGTGGTCAGGGTATCATGCTTGACATGGACTACGGTTTCTACCCCAATGTGACCAGAAGTAATTGCACGGCAAAGAATGCCTTGGAACTCATAAAAGAATTACCATACTACACATACATTAAAACCTATTACATGACCAGAGCGTATCAGTGTCGTCATGGAAATGGTTATATGACCAATGAAGACCTTGATAACTCCTATATCATCAACAATCCCAATGAAACCAATGGGAATCATGGATTCCAAGGTGAATTCAGAAAGTCGGTCTTGGATTTGGATATCTTGCTGTACGCAATCAATTGCGATAAATACGAGAACCCCAAGTCGAATCGAACACTAGTGGTAACCTGTCTCGACCAAGTTCCAGCAAGAATTCCAGTTACAACAGAGGGTGAACTCATTGAAGTGGAGTGGAAAAATATTGCAACCCGAATTGACCCAATGATGAATACAATTGGAACATGGAGTGATGAAGGGTTTAAAGACAAATAAAATGAAATTTCTGATTCAAAAGATTGACCGTGAGATCAGGCATGATTTCAGTTTTACTTTACTGGAATCAATCCGATATTTAAACTGGTCGAGTGGTCATGATGATGTGAAGGTGAAGTACATCAATTATATTGATTTTGATAAGGAAAACTGGAACTGGTATTTCAAACCATTTCATCAAGACTATGTTCCAGTTGGGAGCGTGGAATTCGTGCTGTCTTGGATGAAACGATTCGATGTGCCAACACCAAAACCCCTGAATGTTCCAGAAGAACTATTCAAATTTACTAACCGCACGATATGGAATGCTGATGAAAATGGTTTTCATAAAGGATATGGAAAGCTATTCATTAAATCAAATGATAAAATTAAAAGCACTTGTGGTGTTATTAATGAGGGTGAATTATCCTTACCAAAGGGCAATTATCAGTTCTCTGAAGAAATTGAAATCGATAGTGAATGGCGTGCCTTTGTATATAATGGGAAGTTGGTTGGTCTCCAGAATTATAGTGGTGATTTTACCATGTTTCCAAGTGTGGTAGAGATTGAAAACATGATTGACTCATACAAAACTGCACCAGTAGCATATACATTGGATGTCGGAATTTTTGATGAACAAACGTTTGTTATAGAGGTTCACCCAATGGTAAGTGTTGGTCTTTATGGTTTCTCTGACCACAGAATCTTGCCTTTCATGTTTGCTAGATGTCATTATGAGTACCTAAATAATTTGAAAAACTGATAATATTATAAGAAAAACATCTCAATGACTAAAACCAAATCAAAAATAAGCATAGCCATTAATAAAGATATTGATAAAAAACTTGAGGAAAATAGTTATAACAAATCCAAATTAATTAATTCCTTATTAAAAAACTGGCTTAAATCCGATAAAAAGGATTTAAATTATTTCAAGAAAAAGTGTGATTAATCATACTTTTATTATTTTTCTTAGTATTTATAATAAAGTAAATATTATGGGAAGAAAAGTATTAAATGAACAGCAGAAAAAAAGAAAGATTACAATAACAATTTCTCCAGAAATTAATGGAGAACTTGATAATTTGAAACTAAATAAGTCGAAACTAATTAATTGGTTGCTTCGAGAATATTTTAATGAAATTATTCTGAAATGAGATTACAACGAATTTTATCAGAAATTAATTCTCATTTCGAAACATCCGAAGAGGATTATAAATTACTTGATACTGATGTTGTTAATAATCAATATCGAATATTGGTTAAGTGTGGAAATAAAAAACATGACCAATATTGGGTGAGTTGGCAACATTATAAAAATAGGGGTGACAAATGTGGAAAATGTCGATACATCAATAATGGTAAAAAAAGTTTGATTTATACCGAAGAAAAAATAGATGAAATTGTTAATGAATTGGGATATGTGGTAATGGGAATTAATACAATTGGAGATGAGGCAGAAATTATTATTTCTTCATCCGAAGGTTATGTCGTCAATTCCCAAATTAATAATCTTAAAAGAGGTAAACCCCAATTTTTCCATAAAAAAAATTCACATACCATTAACAACATTAAATTATGGTGTAAATTAAACGAAAAATCATTTACATTAGTTAGTGATGAATACATTAAATCTGGAAAAGATTTGACTTGGAAATGCTTGAAATGTGATGAAAATTTTGAAAGGTCTTGGAATACAACAAATAAAAACATATTTGAGTGTCCATATTGTAGTGGAACAAAAGCATCTGAGAAGAATAACTTATTATTAACTAATCCCGATTTATCTAAACAATGGGATTATGTGAAAAACCATCCATTACGTCCAGAACAAGTATTACCTAACACAACAAAAAAGTTTTGGTGGGTTTGTGATTTATGTGGGCATGAATGGCAGAAATCAGTTCATTATAGAAATCAAAGAAATTCTCCGTGTCCAAGTTGTAAAACATCTAAGGGTGAATACGCAGTTAAATCTTATTTAGATGATAATAATATTAAATATTATCAAGAATATAAATTTAATGATTGTAAAAACATTAAAAAATTACGATTTGATTTTTATTTACCTGAACATAATATCTGTATTGAATATCAGGGTGAATTCCATTATAATATCATTGAGGGAATCTCTAAAGCAGATTCATTAGATAAACAAAAGAAATGTGACGACATAAAACGAAACTATTGCGTCACCAATAACATTAAATTATTGGAAATACCGTATTGGGACTTTAATAAGATTGAAAATATATTAATAAATTGTAACCTTTTTTCACTAAGATTCGTATAATAAAATAAAAATAATATGACAATCAAGCAAATTTTTGACGAGATAGCTGCCGAATCAGGCACTAACATGAAAATGGAAATCCTTAAAAAGTATAAGGATAATGACCTTCTGGTCAGGGTACTGTATCTGGCTAACTCGAAACGAGTGAAGTTCTTCATCAAACAAATCCCTGAATATCAACCAAATGGGTATCTTGCTGGTGTTAATTTATCTAACATTGGTTTGGAAATTGCATTGAATGAATTGACATTACTAAGTGATAGAACTGTCACAGGGAATGCAGCAATTGCGCATCTGAAAAAGGTATTGGAGGAACTTGATGGAGACTCAACATATATCATTGAACGCATCATCGAAAAGGATTGTAAGATTGGTATGGGAACTCGTAACATTAATAAAGTCATCCCCGACCTTATTGAGAAGACAGGTTATATGGGTTGTAAGTCATATAGTCGAAAACTTATTGATAAGCTGCTTGCAGTTGGTACTTGTTACAGTCAGGAAAAAATGGATGGTAGATTTGTGAACAGCATTATCATAGGTGGTGATGTGGTTAATGAAAGCCGACAGGGAGAACCTACTTTACTGGAACATCCTGCATTTATGGATGAATTGGCACAACTCGATGATTGTGTGATTAATGCTGAGTTGACAATGGATGGTGTTGAAAGATATCAGAGTAACGGTATTATCGCATCTCTAATAAGTATTGCAACTAAGAAAAGCGTAGATAAAGATGTTACCAAGGAACTGGCTAAATTTGAAAAGAAGCACATGGATTACCGTAAGGCATTAGATGCTGTTAGGGTTACTGCATGGGATATTCTGACTATTGACGAGTATTATACAAGAAAATGTGAACGACCATATTATGAAAGACTTGCCGATCTCAAAGCGACATTTGCTAGTCTTGGAAAAACAATGCTTTCTGTTGTTGAAACCAAAGAGGTTGATACTATTGAGGAAGTTATGACACATTTCGAAGAAATTTTGAAACGCAATGGTGAAGGTACTGTTGTTAAATCAATGGATGGTGTTTGGGCAGACAAGAAACCTAATTACCAAATTAAAGTTAAAAAGGAAATGAATCTTGATCTTAGAGTAACAGGTTTCAACTATGGTACAGCAGGAACAAAAAACGAAAACGTTATTTCAAGTCTGAATGTGGAATCCAAAGAAGGTACTTTGAAGACTAAACCACAAGGACTTGATGAAGACGAAATGGAAT